GGTGTAAATAGTAGTAATGTTCTGGCGGTGCTGCCAGAGAACTATGAGGCGATGGAGCCTGACCTCCAGCGGGAGGCGAGGCTGCGGTTGGTCCGCAAGCAGGATACGCCCTACGAGTTCGTGCAGGCGTGGGCTGCGTTCCGATCCTTCTACCTGTTCCCGCTGGAGGCTGGGCGGTTCTATCCTCACGCGAGGTACCCAAGCCCCGTCGCGCACTATGACTGGATTCACGACTTTGCGAAGTACCGCTTCAACGCGCTGGCGGCTCCGAGGGCTGCGGCCAAGTCGATCGTGCTAGGCAAGGAGTTGCCCCTGTTCCTAGCGTGTACCAACCCCTATCACAAGGTGGCGCTGGCGCTGGCCTCGTTGGGGAAGGTGGAGGAGCGGCTCGGCGAGTTGATGAACCAGTTGGAGACGAACGAACTGCTGATCCAGGACTTCGGGAAGCTGAAGCCGACGAAGGGGTCGATGCTGTGGAACCACCGCGAGCAGCTTGATCTTGCGAACGGGTCGACGATCAAGGGGCTGTCGGTGGACAAGCGGAAGCTGGGCTTGCGGCCCTCCGCTATCATTCTGGACGACCCGGAGTACAACCCGGATATTGAGGGCAACGATACCCGGATGATGAAGGACCTAGAGAAGCTGATCTTCAACGAGATGATGCCGATGTTGGAGAAGGATGGGCGGTTCATGTGGATCGGCACGATGCTGTCGCGGCGGTCGGCACTGTGGCATGCGTGTATGGGCGCTGACCCCCGCTTCAACTACTGGAATCGGCGAGTCTACACGAAGGTCTCTCGTGATGATAGTGGCTCTACGTCGTACTTCTGGATGGAGAAGTGGGGAGCGAAGGAAGTTGCCGAGGAGATCAAGCTGATTGGACGAGCGGCGTTCGAGGCCCAGTCCCAGAACAACCCCGTGTCCCGGTCGGATCGGCTGCTACAGATTCACGACTCGTTCAACACCTACGACGTTGTGGGGTCTACCATCCGCTGGCGCATACCGGGGGACGGAGGCATCGCCGAGTTGTGCGAGCGAGAGTATAGTGAGTGGCTGGACGAGACGGGCCGCATCTTCCTGGTGGACCCCGCGCTTAGTCAGGACCGGTCGGCGGACCCGTCTGGTATCCTGGTGGTGGCGGCTGACGCCAACAAGGTGTGGTGGGTCCTCGACTACTTCCAGGGGCGGATTCCCTCGACCGCCCTCATTACCAAACTGTACGAGTGGGGGCAGCGGTGGACACCTGTTATCATTGGGGTGGAGTCCGTCGCCTTCCAGGACATCCTGCGCCAGAAGATCGAGACCGAGTTGTCAGACGACCAAGCGGGCAAGATGTGGCAGCCCCGGATATGGGCCGTGAAGTACCCGTCCCGACTATCCAAGTCGTCACGCATAGAGGCGCTGGCCCCCCGCCTGAGCCGGTTCGCAATCCGGTTGCCGAACCACCTGCGGGAGACCTCCTGTGCGCCGCTGTTCCAGCAGATCGAAGACTTTACCCCGGACCTGGCGCTGCTGCCGCACGACGATGCTGTCGACTGCCTCGCCATGATGCCGTACTGCCCTCGTGTCTCGCCCTCGGGCATCGTGAGGAACGTGAGGGACAACTCGCCGATGGCGCAGTTGGCGGAGGGCCGAACCCACGATCGCATCACGGGGTTCCCCCTGGGTACTATGGTGGACATTCACGAGGTGGACCCGCACATCTTCGACGCCAACAGATTCCGCTCCCGAGCCCAGAAGTTGAAGGCCGAAAAGGCTAAGCGTAGGGCTCGGCGAAGGTCGAAAGATGTTTTAGGTGGACAAACCCTGCCGTATAACAGACAATAAGCTAGGAGACTTACTATGGATCGGGCTGCGCTAATATTTCTAGTAGTCATTGTATTCCTTGGGTTACTCACGCTTCTCTGGAAGGTGCTCTGTGTACTGGTTCACATCATGCGCCAGCTATTGGCGGCCTCGTTGGCGATGGACCCCATCGCTCGTAGTGCGGTTGCGGGCAAGCTGCTGAATGACATCAAGGGCAAGAAGTCTAAGACTGCGATCCCGCAGGCGAAGGCTCTACGAAGAGGTTCGTATGTGGACGAGGTATCTAACTCTCTTGACCAAGCCGACCCGCCGCGCGACAAGTAGACTCGAAGGCGAAATAAATGAACACCCTATTCCTGCCGGATGGTAAAGATAAGAAGGCGCTGGGCGATGCTCTCCACAGATACTTGGAGGACGCGCAGCTTGAGCAGAACATCAACGCTACGGAATGGTTCGTAGTCCGACACTATATGAACGGGTGTCGACAGTTCGATAGCATCGAGTTCGACAAGGGCCACGTGCGCCCGTCATACGAGAACTCGAATAATACTATCCCGTTCAAGTATGAGGAGATCGTCCAGAAGTTCGAGACCGAAGTGGGCCGCATCATGCAGTTGGACCTCTCGCCGTCCGTTCGACGATTGGGGACCGGCCTTGATGCCCTGCGGCGGGAGTCTGTCACCCAGGCTACTCTCGATGCCATCTACCCGTACCTGACACCCGAAGACCTGAAGAGGCACTTCGCCAAGTTGCTCGTGGCCTACGGGCTGGTGGGCCTGCTCGCCTATGAGCAGCAGAAGGAAAACCAGGACAAGAGTGATCCGCCCGCGAACCTGGGGGTGGAAGTCATTCCGCCGTGGGAGTTGCTGTTCCTCCCGGCTTCGTCTAGGGACTCGGCTGAGGTGCATTCGGTGGCTCGGGTCCGGTGGGTCTCCCTCGAATGGCTGCGGAAGATGAAGGTGCATGGGGAGGAATTGGCTATCCCCAAGGACGAGGATCATGCGGACTTGATGGTCCGCCGTACTACCAGTGGGGCTGGGGCTCCCTACGAGGAGCAGGACCGTAGGCGGGGTCGAAGCGTAATTCCAGGTGGTCGCACGTCTAATGCTGGCCCCGCGTATACGCCGGGCCGCGCCCAGGACACAAAGAGCGGGGACGCCTCCAATACTGACCCCTACGTGCTCCTGCGGGAAGTCTGGACTTCGAGGCCGAACGGTCGACTGTCCCGATACACCATGATGGCCGGTCGCGTCTGCATCTACGATAAGCACTACGAGAACTCCACGAAGGCTCCCATGCGGCCCCTCAACTGGGCAGTTCGGGGTCCCGGCGTCTATGGCCGGTCCTTCATCGGAGCGATGGTCGGCCTGAACCACGAGATCGAGGCCGCTGTCCTCAATCTGCTGCGGAATATCCAGAACTTGGACCTGTACGGGATGCTGATGATCCCGACCTCGATGGGCATAGAAGAGTCCGATTTGGAGAGCGCAGGTCCGCAACGGCGATGGGTTTGGACCGATCCCGACCCGACTGCCCCCTCCGCTGAGGTGCAGCACATTCAGCCGACTACCAACGGGAATATGCCCGAGAAGGTTATCAACATGGGGCTGGGCTTGCTCGATCGGATGAGCCAGCAGCCCGAGATGATGACGCAGGGTAGTGCTCCTGGCCGTGTCGACTCGGCGGCGTCCCTCAACTTCCTGTACCAGACCTCCACCATACCACTAGGGGTTGTGGCCTCCAGCATCGGAAGTGCCTTCGGTAGTACCTACAAGGCGCTGCTGGGGTTCGCCATGAGCTGGGACAGCGTAACCCTCAATATCTCTACCATGATGGACCGGGCCGTCATCGGCATCAAGATGGACCCCGAGACCAACGCCATCTCCCTTGAGGATGGGGCCTTACCTGATCCTACGAAGATGACCATCGGGATCAAGAGCGAGGAGCCGACCGACAAGGACGCGAGGAAGGCTGAACTCTTCGCCCTCCTGGACCGCCAACTCATTTCCCAGTCCCAGTTTAGGATCACAGCCCGGCTCGAAAACCTCGATCTGCCGCTGGGTGATGACACTGAGTGGCAGAACTACCGCAACGCCGTTCTCCGCAACATCATCCTGTTCGGCGATGGCGAGACCCCTGGCAACCTCAGCGATACGTGGGGGATGCAGCCGTCCGACCAGGACATTCCCGAGATTCATCTCATGGTTGTCGACAGGCTTATGGCGTCTCCCGAGTTCGCCCTCTCCAGCCAGTCCGTCCAGGAGGAGTTCAAGAAGCTGTCCGACCGCATGAAGGAGCAAGGGGGCCAGTATCCCGAGCAGATAGCCCACCCCGAAGAGGAAGCCGCAATGGGTGGTCCAATGCAGGGCCAAGAGGACATGGGCGGGATGCCCCAGGAACTCATGGGTATGATGGGTGGCGAAGAGGCTCTACAGGGAGCGGGCGAGGCAGCGTCGGGCGGGGCCAACGAGGTCAAGCAAGCACTAGCACAACTTATGGGAGGCGGCTCAGTGCTTCCTCCAGAAT